CTGGAGGAGGGAGGATTTAAACTCCCATTCAACCTCCGAGATACTGCGGGGGCTATTGGCAGCAGCCCACGTAGCGAGTGCCTTGTAGGTCATGCGGTAGGCATCCTTGTGGACATGGATCTTGCCAAGGGCGCAGAACTTACCCCCCAACGGGAGCGGGTAAGTTGCGGGATCGGGATCTTCGTCAGGCGACTGGAACAGAAGCGTGATCTCTGCGAACTCGATGACCTTGTGGTCCGACTCTTCGCGGAGGACCGCTGCTTCAGCTTCGTTGTAAGCCATCCGGCACATGGCATCGGAGCCATACGGGATGTCTTCTTTCCAACCCTTGACAGGGTTGATCACCGTGACGGGGATCGCCGACTCTTTCTCAGCGAGAACGTGGATCTTGTCCAGAACGATGGACCCAACTGGAGCATCGATATTCGATGTCTTCTGGATCAGGTTGATGCGGGGGATATCAATGTCATCTGCGGAGATGAGAAATCCCTTGTTTGCTGGTTGCGTCTTTACGATTTCACTCATGTTGTTTTACTGCGTTTTGTTTTATTGGTTTGTTAGTTTAGCGTCTCAGGAGAGCGTGAACCGCTCCTCAGAGGTCTCAAGGATCCCATGTGAATCGAGATCGTCAAGAAATTCTTTTTGTTTCGCCCCCTTTTCACCCTTCGGGGCTTTATCAGAAATAGCCTTGGTAAGCTTACCCAGCGGAAAGGTTGCCGTGGAAAGCAATTCAGCTTCCGTAAGTCCGTAACCCAGAGCTACTTCGACAAGCTTCTCGTTGTCCTCACAACGCTTCATGCACCCCATGGAACGCAGCCGCAAGGTGGGGAACTCAAGCCCGTCCTTCGCCATAGCCACCACCTTGGAGCGGAATGTGTCTGCCCAATTGGACACAACCTTAGCGATTCCGTAGACGTTCTCAAGCGTCTCAGGGTCTGCACCTTCTGGGTCGAGCGAGTCAGGTAGGCTCACGCCCAGCTTGTCTGCGACCCCAAGGACGAGACTTCCCAACGCGGGGCAGTTCGACTCGTAAGCACAGAAGCGGCAGTTCTGAGTCGGGTTCAACTCGTCCAATGACGGTGTGCCACAAGCCCACTTGGAGCGAACATAGGCAGCACGGGCGATTACCACGCTGACCTGTTCCCGCAAGGTCTCAAGTTCACTGCGGTGAAAGGTATGGTTGGGGGTGTCGTTGTAGAAGGGGATGTAGAAAACGAACGTGACGCTTTCAATGTCACTGAACTTCTCAAACACCCCGATGGTGTAAGCCTTCGCTTGCCAGTTCTCAGAGGGGTGATCAATCTGTGATACCCCCGTTTTATAATCAGCAAGGAGTGCCTTCTTATCTTTGATCGTAAGACGGTCGCAGGTTCCGTAGGTCTTAAGACCGTAGTTGAGGGGGATCTCCAATTGGATCTCGTTGTATTCTGTTATCATTGATTTTCTCGTTTAAGATGCTTCACAAATTCTCTGACATTCTTGGGGTTAGCGGTAGCCCAAAGGCATCCCCGCTCTTGACGACACCAGTCCTCATACAACATGGTCAAGGTTTCGTCTGGGAACTTGGAAAGAAGCTCATGCTCCTTGAGGAGCCTCATATCTTTCATCTGCGACTTGTCGAGCCATTCTCCGACAGTGTGTGATTCAGTCATTGTCTTTTGTATTTAGTTGCCAAAGTGTTCCTTTACGGCAGTTGTTGGATGATTCCTTGAGAAGTCGGCGGGGATCCCGTGTCATTACCAAGTGTTGTTTTATCTCGTTGAGAACTTTCGAGATGTTGGTTGCCTTCGGCCACGCGAGAGCTTCAGTCAAGTCCCGGATGTGCCACTGCTTCCCATCGCTTAACAACAGCAGGATTTTATCGCGTAAGTCTGCCCGTTGTCCGTATCGGAGAGATCTCATCCTGCGGTGAAGGTCTCAAGGAACTTGGTCTCCATATCCACGATCTTGTCGTAGATCGAAACTTCTTCCTCATCGTGCAGAGCAGATGGGTCGCGGGTTTCGAGAGCTTCATGGATGCGTGTCCCCTTTTCTGCGGCGGCACTGCTGCCACTCAGTCCTTTGTAGCCGGGACACCCAGCGACATACTTCAGTGAGCTTGGGGAGAACTCAGCGTGTCCCCGGTTTGCGTGGTCTGGTTTCATTTTTCGTTTAGTAGTTTCATCACAAAAGCTTTCACATCTTCTTTACTCATGTCTCCGCTAAGGGACTTGATGAGTTCTTTGAGAAGGTGTTGGGTGAAGTTCATGTCCCCGATGGTGGAGTCAATGTCAACGATGAGGTTGACAATTTTCTTCTCGCTCATCGTAGCGAGGATCGCGTCAGCGTCAATTTCTGGGTCTCTTGTCATACTTTAAAATATGAGTTGCCTGTAGGGGGGTCATTTTCTTATCGGAAGGGGTTTTCTTGTTTAGGAAAAAGCCTCTCTGAAGAAAAGGATTACATCATTTTGATGGTGATACTCGCGATCATTTTGCCGGGGGCAACGTCCATGACCGCAACAGGTTCGGTGTTACGTTGTGCGTTGTATCGCTCCCGCGCCTTGTCCATCGCGGCTTGTCTCTCCGCTTCTTGTTGATCAGACTGAGCAGCTACCCCTGCGTTGAAGGCGCGTGTGAAAAGCTCATGCATCGTCATGTAGGGTTTTCTTTCAAACTCAGCCATTCTCTCTGCGTTGCTATCTTCTCTTCGGTTATCGATGATGTTCATTTGTTATTTATACTTGTTTGGTTTGTTTGGTTTGTTCCACTTTTTCCTGCCACTCACGCAGGAACGATTCCTCGCCGTCGTCGCCGCTGAGTAGGTAGTCGATTCGCTTAACCATCTCCGCGACCTTCCGCAAGGTGTATACCGTTTCTTCAAACTTGTCGGTGATCTCCTGCGGGAATCCGTTCCCAATCCTCTCGCCGAATCGGTCGAGAGTCTTGTCGTCGTTCAACGCGATCAATTCTTCAATTTCAAATGCGATATCAGTTAAGCGGTGCTGATGATATCCGATATATCCTCCACTCATAATTCGTCATGCGCTGCGAGTAACTTGCCTAGATTGCTTTTAATTCGTCACACTCTGCGAATAGCATCAGAGCCACTCTTCAATAATCATCGCGCCACGAAAGGTGAAGCCATGCGCGTAATATCCGTTGTGATGATTCTCTAGCCGCAGGAATAGGTCCGGCGCATTTTTCTTGCCTCCCCAGCTACTCACCAGTTTGAACGTAGCGACGTATTGCTCGCTATCGCGGTCGTCTTGGCGCTGGAAGAAGAGTGGGTCGAATCGGTAACCGTCTAGTTCGATTTCTTTTCCAGCGTAATCGTCGCTCCTGTAAACTGGGTTATTCCCGTCCGGCGTTTCGCTGATCGTCCAGAAGGCCTGTTCACAACAGGTTCGACTTAGGTCGTAGCCTAGGATCACGTTGTTGGTGTCGATGAAGTTGACCTTCCCCGGAAAGGTTTCGGTTAGGTTCCAGATGTGCGTTTTCATGGATTAAAGGTAGCGTCGATCATAGCGACTCCAGTGAGGATCGCGAAGAGGACAAAGAGGGAGATTTCGGTCATGGTTTCTCTTGTGCGTTTCGTTCGGTGGGGGTGGGTTTATCAAATGGGATACCACGGGATGCCCTGTATCTGTTGCGGTTGTATTGACGAGATTTCTCAGCGCAGCTAGCACAACGGTTCTTGGTTCCGCCTTCGCCACCGAAAGGGTAGCGTCCGCACTGTAGGCACATGCCTTGGTCAATCTTTTGTTTCTGCCAGTTATTCATGGTTCTAGTATCTTTGTTAGGCAACCCCGTGCAGGGTTGTTAAATTTTCAATCTTCCGCTGGAGTGCCTTGATGACAACCTCCTCGATGGAGTCTGAGGCGAACAAGACCTTCTGGATCGCATCGGACTTTGCGCCATTGCGGTGGATTCGCCCAAGGCACTGCACATGGTTTTTCGCGGAGTAGCTGGGCGAGATCAATGACACCCGTGGGTATTCCCCCCGCAGATCGTGGAGCGAGATACCAGTTCCTCCTGCGGCGATATTGACCACTACGACTCTATCCTCGTCCCGCTGGAATCGGTCGATGATGTTCTGCCTGTCGTCGGCTGTCTGGTTGCCCACGATCTTCCCACACCCTAGGAGTTGGGCAAGGGCATCTGCCGTGTCGGAGAAATTGACAAAGATCACCACGGACTTTCCTTCCAGCAAAAGATCCTCTGCCATCTCTGCGATGTCGTGGACCTTGAGCGACTCCGCTAACTGCCGTGCGCGTAGGATGTTTACGAGCATGATGTTGTCCTTGTCCTCAACGGTTCCGTTCTCGATGTAGTCCTCCATGATTTGGGGCGTAAGCCCAAGGTCATGGAATGCCTTGCGGATCTTGGACAGGTTGGAGAACTGGATCGGTTCGTAGTGGACCATGTTCTTCCGGAACGAATCGGGGAAGTCAGAAATGCTGAGTTTGTGCGCGGAGTGTCCGTCTGCCTCGTAAAGCTCCGTGCGGATGTTGGAGAGGTATCTTTTGGCGACGAAGTCCCACTGACCCCATGCGTTCCTCACACAACCATTGCGTAACATCCATGAGAAAAAGTTAGGTAACCCGTTCTCCGATTTGTTGAGGTTGTGCAGTTGCATCGCATAACCCAGCCCACGCATCTCTGCTGGATTCTCCGCTGCCGTAGCGGACATGGAGTGGGTCACATACCCTTGCTGGAGCAGCGAGATAAACAACTGCGCGTTCTGCGTGTATGGACCCTTGCACTTATGGACTTCGTCAAGCAGGACGAGGGTGTTCTTGGGCAGCTTCCAAGTCATTAGCTTCGCCCCTTGCTTGGACATCCACGGGGTTTTACCACCCCGGATCTTCTCGTAGTTGGTCACGAAAAGTGGTGTCACGTTGCACTCAGCCAACTCACGCTCCCATGAGGGGATCACTGCCTTTGGGCATAGGACGGCAACGTGGTTACCTTCCTGCACCCACTCCATGGCGAGTCTCGCGGCTACCACGGTCTTGCCCGTTCCGGTCGAGGAGGTGTCGAGGGTCGATTTTCTGGACAGGTGTTTCGTCCGGAAGAAGTCTTTTGCCTCCACTTGTTTGTCGAATAATTGCTTCACAGGGGGGACCGTAAAGCCGGAAACAAAACCATCAAGGGATTTTTGTTTACTTTTGTTTTCTCCAATAACACGCGATAAGATAAGCGTCGATCATCCCGTCATGGGGGATTGTCGCCTTGTCTGATTTTGTCCAATCCTCGCCGGGAGATAGCTGTTCAGCTACGGTCAGCGCAGCAGCCTTCGTTCCCTTGCCCTTGGATCCTACCAGCATATTCTTCTGCCATTGGTGGACTTCAACAGGGACCGTTTGCCACCCCTTCATCTCACACGCCCCTAGGATCTTGCCGAAGTTCATCGCCATCGACCTCATTGCCTGAGAGCTTTTGGCGTGGCGCAAGGGTTCCTCGATCACGATACAGGGTTCAGTGTGCAGGGCGAGGATCCAATCGCGGAGTGCGAGGACATCCACTTCGGACTTGCCGTTCCGTTTGAGGATCGGCATGACTCGCTTCGCGATAATCTTGCCGTGACTACGCGAGATTGCGCAGAGTCCTCCGTCGATCCCATTATCGATCCCGATGATCATCCTTCGTCCTCGACCTCGATATCATCGACCTCGACATCGACCTCATCTTCAACTTCGTCGCTTTCGGCATCAACGTCGATGACCTTGCCCTTGTTCTGCCGCAGTGCCTTGACATCGATGGTGTGGGTGGGGACTCCCCCTACGCCCACCGCACCTCCGTTGAGCGCAGCCTTGCTGTTGGTCAGGATCGATACATCGATGCTGATCTTGCCGCGACCACCACCAGACCGTGCATCAAGGCCGAAGCTGCGCCGGATGATCTGGTCAAGTTGGTCAAGCTCGCGGATGTTCTTGGCAGGTTTAACCAACTTAAGGCTATCCCGCATTAGCTTCACCGCACCAGCGGCAATGTAGCTCTGATACTTCTCAGCGGGGGATGTCTGTGCAGCAGCGTGTTCCAAGATCGCCAGATCTTCTGCTTGCCGTTCGTTGGTCTTCTCAAGCCGGATCGAGTCACTGAGAACCCCGGTCAGGTTCGTGGTAAGGACTTCCTCCACAGGATCAACTTTCGGTTCTCCTAGTTTTGTGTTAGTGTGATAGCGACTCTCCTTTGGAGGAACCCCTAACTCACGCAACCATCGACGGAGGGTTGATTTCGAGATCTGCAACTCCTGCATGATGCGGGGCTGCGGGATATCCTGATTGTGCAGATCAATAGCCCTCTGCCTTAACTGATCCTTTTGGAGTTGGTGTTTAGTCAATTTGGGCATACTTGTTTGGTCAATTTAGGTATACTTTTAATAACAGATCCCCATTATGGCAAACAAGTCAAGGCTGGAGCCGAAGGTTGATCCAAAAACCCAGTTGATGCAGGTTGGTGATTTTACGATCCCACCCACCACATTATTGACTGGGTTACTCTTTGGGTTCGCAAAACACAACGTCGTAAAGGAGAAGGAGTATTACTTCTGGCGGATCTGCGATGTCCTGTGGAATGACCCTGACAGGTGTCCAGAGCCGATGATGGTCAAACACCCGTGGGCGGAGTTGATGATCCGGGAAGCTCTGGAGCATAAGTATCTGTCCATCGGCGGGTCTGCCAGTTCCGGTAAGTCACATACCATGGCGGCGTTTGGGATTGTCAATTGGTTATCCCAACCCAACGAGACCCTGATCCTGATGACCTCAACGACCCTACAAGGTGCGCGGACACGTATCTGGGGTTCCGTGATCTCGCTGATGTCTGTCATTGAAGATTTCGCCCCCTGCAAAATTCGGGACTCCATCGGCAGTATCGCCTACACCAACGACAAGGGGACGCTGATCGAACGGGCGGGGCTGCGTCTCATCGCGGCAGAGAAGTCCAAGACCCGCGAAGCAGTCGGGAAGTTCATCGGTATCAAACAGAAGAGAGTATTCGTTATCGCGGATGAGTTATCAGAACTCAGCGAGGCGATTCTCAATGCGGGTCTCTCCAACTTGTCGAAGAACGAAGAGCTACACATCATCGGCATGTCGAACCCCTCCTCCCGGTTCAATGCCTTCGGTATCTGGTCTGAGCCAAAGGACGGGTGGAACAGTGTCGATGTCCAGCTACACGATTCGTGGGGGACCAAGTGGGGTGGTCGCTATGTGAGGCTCGACGGTGAGCGCAGCCCGAACATCGTAGCGGGGGAGACCCTGTATCCTTGGCTACCCACCTTTGATAAGGTGGAGGAGGACAAGGCGATTCTTGGCGAAGACTCACGGGCCTACATGCGAATGGTCCGCGCCGTGTTCTTCGACGGGGATGAGAACGAGAGCATCTACAGTGAGACCGAACTGGTCAACACCGGAGCGGTGAGTCCTGCGGATTGGCAGTCGAAGCCAGTCCTTGTCGCGGGGCTTGACCCAGCCTTCACCAACGGGGGTGACCGAACAGTTCTTTTTTTTGCCCAGATCGGCTACGAGAAGAGCGGGAGCTTCTCCATCGAGTTCCTTAACCATTACTTGCTGTCGGATGATGCCACTAACAAGGCAGTGCCGCGAACCTACCAGATCGTTAAGCAGGTTGTTGATCTCTGCAAGAAGCACAAGGTGTCGGCGGAAAACCTTGCGGTCGATGCCACGGGCGCGGGATCCCCGTTCTGTGATGTCCTAGCGGGGGAGTGGAGCGGCGACTTCCTGCGTGTCAGCTTCGGGGGCAAGGCATCGGACAGGCGCGTCAGTGCAAACAGCAAGTTGGTTGGTGAAGAACTTTACGTTAACCGTGTATCCGAACTCTGGTTCGTGGGTAAGGAACTGATGCGGACTCGACAACTGCGGGGTGTATCTTCTGAATTGGCGCGAGAGATAACGAACCGGAACTATGATTTGGTCAAATCTGGGACGCTTCGGGTCAAGGTCGAGACCAAACCGGAGTATAAGGCGCGGATGGGTCGAAGCCCGGATTTGGCTGATGCAGCCTTCCTTGCGCTCGACTGCGCCCGTCAGCGGATGGGGTTGGTGGCCGTGGAACCCCGAACCCAGAATCAGGAATCAGGGTTCAAGAGACACGAAACGAAGAGCATCAAGTCGTTGAGAGTGAGTCTGTCATGCGACGATTCCACACTCCTTGATTAGCTTCCCGGTGCAGGATACAGGGATCAGGAGGGTGTTTTTGTTTTCTACCCCCCTACATAAAAAGTATTTTCTAACTACTGGGTTACGCTTATACGTATAACTGTAACCCACCCCCTACGGGGACTTTTCAAATAGGGGGGTAGGATCGTGTGTAGTCGTTGTGGTAATTCAGATAGCCCATATTAAAGCCTACGTTGCATATGGAAGGGGGCGCACCCCATACACAAGGCAGGGTTGCATACAGTGCCCACATGTAGCCTCGCTTACGCACATAACACTTGAAGTAATGTGGTTTTTAAGGCATCCTTTCTGAATGTCTTGTCCTACCCAAACCATATGCTTCGTCGCTGGTCAGATTTGGGATATGCCCATTACGTTTACGGACGATGCTGGTGACCCGATCAACCTTACAGGGTCTACAGTTTGCTTGATGGCGAAGAACAACCTCGCTGACGAAGACGTAGACGCCCTTGTGGATATCTCCCAGACGACTCACGTAAACGCCATCATGGGTATGACGACGCTACCCATCGATCTTTCATCGCTGGATGAAAGCTTCTTTGTTTCTGGTGGTGTCCTAAAAGCGTCTCTTTGGGTCGAGGACTCTAACGACAACCACATTCCGTATGGGGTGTTGGATTTTGAAATTCAGCCTTCGGCGAAGTATAAACCGTAGATCGCAGTAAATGAGCGGTAAAATTAAGATCCACTCTAATAGCGTTGGTAAGGTAGTCATACCCGCCAAAGGTAGCATCGTTGCGGTTTCCGGAAAACAAGGTCCAAGTGGACCTGCTGGTGCGCCGGGGGCTGCTGGTGCTGCGGGAGCGACCGGACCCGCTGGGGCGACCGGACCTGCTGGGGCAACAGGCGCGACTGGAGCAACCGGAGCGACCGGGGCAACCGGAGCTACGGGGGCTGCTGGACCTAACACGGTCACTACGTCCACGACCACTAACATTACGGGTCTTCTCAAAGGTAACGGCAGCGTGGTCTCTGCGGCGACTGCTGGAACCGACTACGCTGCTGCTGCACATACCCACGCAGGAGATACTCTTGGACCCGTCGAGAAGATTCAGTTCGACACGACCCCTGCTGGTGTTGCTACAACCGTTGGTGACCTGATCTGGAACGTGGGCGAAGAGACTCTCGATCTCCAGCTAGACGGGTTCGTGATGCACGTTGGGCAGCACCTGATCTACCACGCTCAGAATAGCACCGGGACGGCTATCGCAAAGGGTGCGCCCGTTATGTTCGCAGGAACGACCGGGGGTAGCGGAAAGCTGCTCATCAAGCCTTGGGACGGGCTAGGCCCAGCGACTCTGTTCATGGGGATCACCGGGGAAGCGTTCGCGAACGGCCACCAAGGGTCCGTAGTCGCTTTTGGGAAAGTCACAGGCATCCAGACCAACGGAGCTAATTACGGTCAGACTTGGACAGACGGGACCATTGCCTACGTGGGGACAACCGCAGGAACCCTGACTAATGTAAAACCTAGCTACCCTAACCCTATCGTTGAGGTTCTAGCAGTGGTCAACGCACACGCTAGCAACGGTATCGTGTTTGTCCGACCCAACTATATCCTCGCGGATACTTTCGCGCCCACAAGCTCGACCGATAACGCTATCGTCAGGTTCGATGGGACGACCGGGAAACTCATCCAGAACTCAGGCATCACTGTTGCTGACGGCGCTACCGGAACTCTCTCTGGCACGAACTCTGGGGACGTTACCCTCGCGGGGACTCCATCTTACCTGACCATTTCTGGGCAAGAGATCACCCGCAACCAAGTCAACCTGACCGCAGCTTCTGCGCACGTTACCGGGACGCTCCCTGTGGCGAATGGTGGCACTGGGCAAACTGCTCTAAGCTCAATCGACGCTGCCGATTTTGGTTCGGGAGCCGCAGTGGATAATTACATTTTGGCAGCCGACGGTTCAAGTGGCGCGACTTGGGAGTCGCCAGCCGCGTTAGGTATTGTCGCCACAAATTCAAGCGCATCATTAAAAGACCTTGCGCTAAATCCCGATACCCTTACATCGACTCTGGCAACCAGCGCTCTGAACATTTCTCAAACTTGGAATACAACGGGCGTTCCCACTTTAGTCAAAGGCTATGTCGCAAACACAGCAAGTGGGGCGAATTCAAAACTATTTGATTTTGGCGTTGACTCAACAACCCGCCTAAATCTTGATTTGTCTGGGCATCTTTACACTAATGCCTCCGACGATTATGCGGCCTACGGGTTTTTAAACTCGGCTCGCGGGATCGGTTACAGTAGCGCATTTGAAAAGATGGTAATGTATGCCAATGCTTCTGGGGTCGTGAACGCAGGTGTTGATTCTAACGGCCTTTTTTTACCTGAGACGGGTAAGCTTTCATGGTCTAGTTCCGGGTGGGCTAGCGCCAGCGATCTGTTTTTGTCACGGGCTGCGGCTGCGACGTTGCAACTGGGCGTCAACCATGCCACCACGGCGACCCGGCAGATCATCAAAGGACACAACGTGTCAACGGGAAACAACACAGGCGCGGAGTTAAACTTTCGTGCCGGGAATGGGGCTAACGGAGTGCCGGGAACTCAGGGCATCTGGTTTGGCAATACGGCGAGCAGTTCAATGAAGATTTATGATTCTTTAGCTGGGGTGGTCCTTGGTGGTTATTACAATGAAGGTCTTCGCGGCTTTCTCCGTATGGGTGGGGGATCGGGGGGAGAAGTGACTCTTGCAAGTAATTCGACCGACGGAAATATCGCTTTAACTCCTCACGGAACTGGAAAAGTGAAGTTCGGGACTTTCGTCACCTCCGCATCTCACACTGCATCTGGCTACATCGAAATCCGGGATGCAGGAGGAACCATCCGAAAACTTGCTGTCGTTTCTTAAGTTTATGAACATCTCGATCACCCTCGATACCGAACAAACCGCAGCTCTTGACGATCTGCTCGCTAGCCATAACGCGGGATTGGAAGCTCCGGTTTTGGCGGAAGCTTACCTACAGACTGTCCTGCTTGGAATCATCAACGACAACGTCGAACGGAAATTTGAAGCGACCGCCAACAATCTAGTCAAAGCATCAAAACAATTGCCTTATGAATCAAGAATTGCCCTCATTGCCCAAGTCCAAGCAGCCATTGAATCCTGAGATTTCATTGCAACAAGCGGAGGCCATTACGGAGCTTGATGCCCTATTGCATCCCGCTATCCTGCCGGGATTCCTGCAAACGGCGAGTCGCGATCAGTGGCGGAAGATCGCCTATTACATGGACGCGCTTAAAGAGCTTCTACCGCTGACTGGTTCACCGAAGCAATGACCTACGAGTGAGATCAGATTGGATGTTCACGCACCCGTGAACATCCTGTTTCCTGCATCATATAACACTTGCTGTCATTTGATTTTTAAGGCATCTTTTAGGGATGCCTAATCAACGCTTCAAACGACTCCCCGGAGGAGGGATACGCTACATGGGCGAAACCTATCCCGGTTTCAATAAGCCCAAGCAAGCCCCCGAAGGGTCGAAGAAGAAGTTTGTTGTGTTGGGTAAGGAAGGCGAGAGAGTCAAAAAGGTATCCTACGGACACCGGGACTACGAAGACTTCCGGCAGCACAAGGATCCGAAACGTCGAGCAAATTTCCGCGCCCGTCACAACTGTGATACGGCTACTGATAAAACCACTGCCCGTCACTGGGCTTGCAAACACCTCTGGTAACCATGGCAACGAGCGCATTTGGAGATTCTTTTAGTTCTGGCAGATCTTCTAAAGCTGGATACGGCACTTCGATTCAATCGGACAGCCGAGGGACATCAACAAAAGCACCCAGTGCCTTCGGTAATGGAGGTAGCATGAGCGTGACCTCTCAAGGCTGGACCTCTAACGAAGAAGAGGAAGACGACGGTGGTGGTTTTATGACCAACGTCGAAGAACGTCTTCTTAAAGAACAGCAAAAGGAAGCTGACAAAGCTGCTAAAGAAGAAGCAGATCGCCTTAAGGCTGAAGCGGAAGCTCGCAAGGCTGAAGAGGAGCGTCTTCGACAGGAAGCTGCGGCTAAGGCTGCGTCTGAGAAAGCTGCCAGAGAAAAAGCAGCTAAGGTTGCTTCTGATAGAGCGAAGGGTGAGAAAACCACAGGGGTTCTTGAAGAAGATGCACCCCCTTCCCCATCACCCGAAGCAGCACCCGCAACACCCGCAGCTACCACTACTCCTGATCAACTTAGGGCGCGGCAAGCTGCGGCTAGAGATCTTCGGGATGCTTTAACGATAGAGGATGATGCGGTGCGCAATGAAAGGATTGAAGCTGCTAGAAAGGCTGCTACTGACGCAGGGGTAACCGATGAAGCATTTACTTCATATGCATGGCGCGAACGTAATAAACCCACCCAAGATCAGTTAACTGCCCGACAAGATGCAGCTAACCGTTTGAAGGCAGGTATCCGAAGCGGTGATTCTAATTTTATCAGTGCCGCCAAGGAAGACGCTCAGAATGCTGGAGTTGGGCTTGGTGATCTTACTAGCTTTATAGCTAGGCAAGAAGAAGAGCTTGCCAGACGGGGTGAGATTACTAATAGAGTAAGGCTTGAAGGCAAGGGTAGTGGACTTGATGAATACTACCAGACGCAGACCGAAAAATCCCGTGGAGTCCCCCTTGGCTTTTCTTCTGGTAAGGGGCGACCCATTGCCCCTGATTGGCGAATCCACTCCCGACTGTATCGTAGGGTTAATCAAGCTCCTAGAGAAGGCAAGGTGGATACCAGACTTTCACCTCAAGCTGCGGCTATGTTGTATGAGCAAGCCACTGGGCGTAAACTAGAATCCACCAGCCCTCTTGACTATATTAAACGGCAACGTGACTTGGCTGAAAAGAGGCAAATCGCCCTTGAAACAGGTATGCCGATGCCGCAGAATCTTTATGGGTTCGATGAAAGACAAGGGTTTTAAACTTTAGCACAACTCACGATTATGGCATTGGGATACTCAGGACATCGAGGATTCGCTCCCAGCGGAATGACTAGCACCCAAATTGCTCAGTATAATGCCGAACTCAAAAATATTCAGCAGAACTATAGCACCGACGCTCTAAAAAGACAGGCTCAACAAGAACTCGAAAAGGGCAGACTTAGTGGGAGTCTAGATGACCCATACTATGATGTGTTCAGAGAGGTTGCGAAAACGGGGAGTTACTCTAGAGGGGCGAGTTTGTACCAAAAATATCTGGATGATAAAACAGTCGCAGAAGGTATAAGACAAGCCAACATAGCCTCTAGAATTGAAGGGGCAACTAATCCTGCTGGAGTTGCTCGCAGTAGTAGCGGGGGTGGTGGAGGTGGTAGTGGTGGCGGTAGCGGGATGGGTAGTTTTATTGGGGGCACTACCGGAGTCTTCCCCGGATATTCCCAGTATCAAAATTATCTCAACAATCAAGGACAACCCATGACAGGACAACCCATGACAGGCGCACCAATAAGCAGATTAACATTTGGTCCCTACGAGGCTAGGGGTCGAAGAGGAGCTATTCAAAGTGCTTATAGAAAAATTCTTGCAGCGAATAGTGCTACACCATCAGCAGCATCACCCACAGCACCATCATCAGATATGGCAACTGCTGCTACGGTTGATGATAACGGGTTCGTATATGGTATGGGGACTGTTCCGGGAGTTGGGGGGAACCCCGCAACCCAAAGCTCTTCTGCTATGCCAACATTTGTTGCACCTAAGCTAAAGCCTTTCGAGAATAGGGCACTTAAAAAGATAGGGGCAACCCCTGAGTCTTTGTATGCAAGAGGTATACAACAGAACCCCCTCAACTACGGTCAATACAATCAATCTTTCGGGCAACCCCCGATTATTAACTCACCATTTTTTGGGCAACCCTCCACGATGGACGGAAGGTTTGGTGGGCAATCGGGGCTTAAATTTAATCTCGATCCGTCTTCGCCTTATCAACAAATGCCTCAAATGGGGGCTATGGGATCAAGACCAATGCGAATCGCATAAAATAAGTTATTATGGCTGAGTCTATCTGGAGTTATGAAGGTGATGTAGCCCCTCAAAAAGGGAGCTACTTTCCCGATGCAGCCCCATCCCGCGCAGGATCTCGATTCACGTATTCGACTCCTGATGCGCAACGCTATGCCGCAGGAGTCCTTGCCCCTGCACAGGCTGCTATTCGTCAGGCAGAGGAAGACGAGCGCAAGAGGCGCGACGACGAGATGGTTTTCCAACGGAACAAAGCTCTTTTAGAAGAAGGAAAAGAGCAGTCGAGAATGCGTAGGGAAGCTCTGGAGTTTATTAACAACCCAGAGGTAGCGACTCAGCTATCCGCAATTGACCAAAAGATTTCAGTGGACCCAATCCAAGCTCAGAAAGAACTGTCAGATTGGACGATGAAGAATATCTCTGGAATTGAATCCAGTTCCGTTCTCAAAGAGAACATCGCTCAGATTCGTGAACGAATAAACCAAGCTCAGTTGGACACTCGTCAAAAAGATGCTGATCAGTTTATCCGCGTTAAACTGTTGGTAGAAAATAATCAATTCGGCAGAGCTAAAGAAGAAGCCGCAAAGATTAAGGACTCCGGCATTTTAGGAAACGCTAATATTCTTCTGGAAGCTCGGGGGGCTGCTAATGAGTCCGCACAAGCTAAGGCAGACTCAGAGGCAAAACAGGAGCAGGACAAAGATAGACAAGATGCTCAACAGAGAGTATTTGGTAACATATACACACAACTCTCAAGAATGAAAATGGTTACACCACCTCCTTCGGGGGGTCCGGGTAGTCCCCAATCAGAAGCTGCATTTGACCCAATTGATCAAATAGCATTAGAAGCGATGGCTGAAGAAATTGGAGTAGACCCAAAGCTACCACCTAAAGATCTTTATAAGACAATTCTTAAAAAGACATATTCTTCTAGAGTTGACGGTTTTGGTAATGGAGGTAATGTTGGTGAAGTTACTGGGGGGATGATGCCATCCACTCCGTAGCAAAACCAACAGCATCGTTTTAGGAATGGCTACTTTATCCGACCCAAATAAACCAACCTCCCCATTCCTAAAGTTCGATGAATGGCTCCAGAGACCGGAGACCTCGAAAAAATTTGACACCCTTCGTGTCGATAGTCTGTTAGGCAAATCTGCCCCCGCAGACGATTATCATAGACCCGTCAAGGAATACGGTAACTATGTTCGTCAGTCTTTGCTGAGTTCCAACAAGTATTCCGGAGCGGACTCTGAGAATGAGATCCGCCAAGGGATGGCAAACATCCTTGATTATTACGGAGCAGTCGAAAAAACCGAAGACGACGAAGACGAAGAAGCCCGTAAAAAAGCCAGTCAAGAAGCCCTCGATAAGACAGGGATCTTCATGGAAGATGAGCTTGATACCGAAAAGCTCATAGGGCTTGCCCGTGATAGTGACAACCTGACCAAAGACGAACGGGACGTTCTCTCCGAGTATGTTGCCTTTAGGGATGTCATCCAAGCACGGGATGAACCCTACTCAACCGAACTCGCGGACCTTAAAAAAGAAGGTTTTGCGGACGGTGTAGAAGACAAATACAACATCCTCAAGGCCGAAGCTGAGAAGGTTGTATCCGATCCCTTGTTCCAGAACAAGATCAAGCGAGATCTGGTTTCCCAAGGGAGTTTCCGCATGGCGGAAATCTACCGAGAAAAAGGGGGCCAATTGGAACTGGATAAGGACGGGAAGCCCATCAAGGATTTGTTCTTCCCCCGTGGTGTTCCGCAAGAACAAATTAACGCGGAGATCAACAAGGCATACTCTGCTGGGGTGTTGGGGGCAAGTAAAGCGGCAGACGCTTTCAGTTATTTGTCCCCCGTGGAAGGACTCAAGGTTGATGGGTCTGATATCCGGTGGGTTGATTACGGACGGTCCAAAGAGCTAAGTGGGGTAGTCTTTCAATCTATTAATGATGACCCTTACTTCTCAGAGAGGTTTGGCGAGATCAAAGAAAAAATTGCTGGGGATCAATATCTCAAAAATACCCCAGAAAAAACTCTCTTGGAGAATATCACTTCTCCTTTGGATGCTGTGTCTTCCCTTTACTATGGGTCACAGGCAACTGAGAGATCCAAACAGGATCTGACTGGGGTTTATGAATCAATCGCGGGGGAACTCAATAGGTCTGGTCTTCTTGATAAAGGTGACTCTGTCACGGTTGAAGAGATCAAACCGATTATTGATACGCTTGCGATGCGCCAAGCCTACTCTGACGGCACGGTTCGCTTTTCAGAAATTGAGGGGGACGATCCGAAACAGGCAGCAGCCAATATTGCGGTAGCCCCGGACGGGAGGGTTGTGATGCACCCCGCTGCCATGTTCAGAAAGACTTCTTTTGAAGCAACATTAGATGCAAAGAAAGACGAACTGACCCCGCAGCAGATCGCCGCAGCTAGGCTGGATAGGGAAACAATGATGGTTGAACGTGCGCCCGAAACTGCTAAGCAACTCGCTAGCCAGATGGGGGAGAAGTGGATCACTTTCCAAGCAGAGGTAATTGGGTCTGGCAAGACCCAGAAGGATGCTGTTGAACTATTCCTTGAGGACCGGGATAACTTCAATGAATTCAAGACCCGTGCAGCAGGTGTCGGGGCATCGATCAAGGATTCTGTGTGGGGCACGCTTCTTGCCATTCCTGCTTTGGGAGGGAACGAACAATCCAGAGACTATTTCATCAACTACGCTAAGGAACAGCAAGAGCGTCGTAACATAGCTAACCTGTTTGGAGTTCAGTTTGGCATCGAACAAGACATCGCAGAAGGTCTCACCCCGGTCATCGTTGACGGGCTTGTGACCCTTGGGGTGTCTACCGTAGCTACCCCCGTTGCGGGGGCAGGGTATCTGGCAGCACGGTCTGGCGCACGGATGACGATGAAGGGTCTTATGACCGCAGCCCTTGGCAAAGGGTTACGCGAGACCACAGAGATGTCCGCTGAAAAGCTTCTGATGAAGGAGTCCTTGGAAGGAGCCTTCAAAAAGTCCGTGTCGCCGGAAGAAGCCCTTGGTCTAATCAAACAATACAACACGGCTCTTAACTCTGATTGGGTGAAGGCTCCTGCATACTTCCTACCGACAGCAAACCGTGTCGCCGGGATGAGTTACAGCAGCACTTATGCGACCTTGTCCGAGATGAAGAAACCGGATGGGACTCCGATGTATACCCCGGAGGAAGTCCGAAAGGCAGCACTATCTTCCGGCCTGATCCAAGGTGGACTTAGTGCTATTCTTGCCACTACCTTTTCGGTGGTTGGTAAAGCAGGTGGAGTTGAGGAACTGTTCATGGCAGGAGCCAACAAGAAGCAGATGCTCAGTGCGATCAATCAGTTCGCTGATACATCTGGCATTACCACCAAGATCAACGGTCGACTTACCGAAAAGACTTTTAAAGAAGTCACTGCTAAACGACTCAAGGAAACCATTAAAGAAAATGGTCTTAGTGGGATCGCTTCCCAATCGCGCCTGATGACTGGGGTAGCTGGTGGTGTGAAGATGGGTATTGAAGAGTTTCCGGAAGAAGCTTTGGATCAGTTCGTCAATGGCATCGTGGAAACTAGCTTTACAGGGGAAGACAAACCCTTGTTTGATCGGATGAGTGAGGCACTGCACGCAGGTGTTGTTGGTCTTGCTATCGGTGGTGGTCTTGGGGCTGCGAAAGCAACGTCGAATCAATTTAGCAAGGGTAGCCAACGGGCAACCCAACTTGCCCAACGGCAGATGGAAAGTGACTTTGTAAGCAAGGTTACTGGTGACCTCCGCAAGTCTGGGTCTCCAATCACGGCAGATCTGGTTGAAGCTGTCCTACGTAAATCCTCTGGGCGAGCCGGGGTTCGCGTTGGAAATAAGACTGTTTCTGCTGGGGATCTCCTTGCAGCGACTTTGAACAAACCTGCTGCTCCTACGCCGACTCCTGCCGCTGCTGCACCTGCCGCTGCACCCACACCGACTCCTGTTGCCGCTGCTGCACCTGCCGCTGCTGCACCTACACCGACCCCTGTTGCCGCTGCATCTACACCGACCCCTGTTGCCGCTGCATCTACGCCGATCCCTGTTGCCGCTGAACCTGCTTCCGCTGCACCTACGCTGACTCCTGTGGCTGCTTCCGCCACGACAACCCCAACCCGTCGAGCGAGACCAAGTGGACCTTTTGGGGCAGAGTCCGGGCGTATGCGATACACACCGTGGGCCAGAGCTACAAGCCCTGAGGTTCCAGAAGCTACTGTAGAACAAGGTGAAGAGATCATCAAAGCCATTGAGGAAGACTCAAGGAACCTCATGGACACGACCCTAGAGGTTGGGACGGATAACATCCCAAAAACTCCAGTTCCTAATAACCCTAAGCTTAAACAACAGGCTGCTGCGGCTGCTGTTCAAGCTGGTCAGCAGACTAAATCCAAGTCAGCGAAGAATAAAAAAACAGCGCAGATGGGGGTTGTCAAAAGAGTTTCCGAAAAAGCTGGGGTTGATGCACAACAAGTCAGTCAACAGATTTCTGCGACACCCAATCGGACCCCACAACTAGTTACCAAGCAAGCTATCAAAAGCGAAACTGTAGAACCAAAAGACAACTCCAACAGCAATTCTGTTGTTGATGAAGAGGAGCTTGTAGAGTCGGCAGAGATTACTACGAGCAGTTTGGGTAACCTACGAGAACTGTGGAACGTCGTTAACAACATTTTTGATGTAAGTAGTGATCCCTCAACACGAAGCACGGATATTGTTGAAGGCACTGATCTGGATCCTGATCAAGCGATTGAGCTTTCGCTTGTATCCGAGGATATCTACAAAATCTTTCCGGGTATACCAGAAAACCTTGCTACAGTTCCTACGGCTTCAAAAGATTTATTTAACTGGCTTCAAGATTTTGAAGGTTGGCTAGACCAACAGCAGTCTCAGCTTGAGATTGCACCGACGAAAGCTGCACCGACGAAAGCTGCACCGACGAAAGCTGCACCGACGAAAGCTGCACCGACGAAAGCTGCACCGACGAAAGCTGCACCGACGAAAGCTGCACCGACGAAAGCTGCACCGAAGAAAGCTGCACCGAAGAAAGCTGCACCGAAGAAAGCTGCACCTAAACGGGTAAGAACCCCCAAACCCGGAGACGTTGTTGATAGTTCTGGCAGCGTGGTCGAACCTACGCTTGACGATCAGATCTCTGACTTTTTGATTTCGGAAAACCTCGTTGATTTTGACAAGGAAGGAAATAAAAGTGGGTGGACACTAGAGTTGCCTACTGGACAAGTAGAGGAGCTTACTCTTTTTGCTGGATCCGGTGGAAGTAACTTTGCAGCTACGGCAGCAGCAATCAAGAGTGTGATAGTAGCGGGGTATCCAGTCAAATTCTCCACGAACTATCAGTATGGATTAAAAGGCGTTAAGCTTACTAAAGATAACCTAAGCAAGCTTAATAAGTTTATCATTGAGCAGATTGACCAACGCTATCCGAAGATCCCCCTACCGGATGCCCCCGGCAACTACACATCAAAGACTTTTTCAGATTCCTCTGGCAACAAACGCACGGTATACTTCCAGAACGATATCCCGCATTTCGATAATGATCCAGTTACTGCGAGACTTTTGATCGCTGCTGGACACACTGTTGTAGTCCCCAATATGTTCTGGGGGAATATCAATAAGGCGATTAAAGTTCAGACATATGACGACGTAAAACGAGTCACACGGGTGCTTCGTCTTGATGCTAAGACTTTGATACCTGTTGCCATCGCTACCACCAGCATAAACGTCCCTGCTGGAATCGCATACTACGACTCCGAGTCGTTTGATTACTGGAAGAGTATCTACAGTCTGTTCTGGAATGACAAAGACAAAACCCAAGAGGTTGATTTCGGTATCAGTGAGGAAAAAGCCCTCATGTATTATACCGGAAAGGTTGGGAAGATAACCCTTAAAGACTACTTGACCAAAGCAGATAACTTTGTTGGTCAAAAACAACTCTCCCCAAGAAGCTTTCTGTTGATTATCGATAACAACGCTGACCTGCTTCGACAAGCAAAAAATGAGATTATCGTTGAAGCGTATGGTCGCGCAATACAGGCGTTGATAAGGTCCAAGCTCAAGGGGCATGTAACCAAGTCAGGGGACAAAAACAACTGGGTGATCGGAGAGGGTGCTGTTGATGCCTTCAAAAACTTCTTGGTGTCCGTTGGGAAAGACCCTAACGAAGTGGCAGGTGCGCTTCGTGCAATGAATTTTGACAAGAACAAAACACCGAAAAACGACAAGTTGTTTAAACAATATATCGCAAGTATTTTCAAGGGGCTTAATCAACTTGGTTTCGGAGACAGTGATTCCATCGATAAAATCTCTGACAGGGTTATCGACCGCTACAGGAAGTTCATCAAGGAGTCGAGACTCAGGGAAGCTGTTTCAAATACGATAGCTATCGATAACTTCGCCAGACTGGCGGATGCTCCTGTTTCGGTTTCGGTTGGTGGCGACTTGACTCGCATGTCCCTTGAAAGATATGCCGAGTTAACTAGTGGTGAAACACCACCTGACGTTGCCATGATGCGTAAAGAAAGCGGGGGTTTCATCGATGAAATCTTGAATCTTTCTCCGATAAGCTTGCCGCCGGGAGCGATTGGAATTGGAGTTCAAGAAGTTACCGAACCCCAACGACAGGTATGGACATCCCCTACAGGGGCTACTCTTTCCGAACCCATTTACTATGGTGGCAATAGGGCATTCATGGTTAGCAGCGTTATTGAATATAGCCCTGCTGAAGGTGCATTGAATCCGGGAGATATCATTACGGAGATCAACGGTGAGTCTACTTCGCGCATTTACTTTTCAGATCTCCCAGAGAAACTTCTCTACGGTAATCCCGGAGAAGAGGTAAACTTGCAGGTTATTCGCTTCGACCAAGCAACGAATAGTTATGCGGGAGGAAGCACTCCAGTAACCCTGACCCGTGTTTCTCAAGCTGCTATTAGCGAGGCAGGTATACCACAAGGAATCAAGGATTTCAGCAACCTTTCTTATTCGGAGATTTCAAAAGCACTTGGTAGGTTGTCCGACGTTGTTGTAGCTACCGCTGATAAATATCCAGAGATTAAGACGGGACTTATCGAGATTTATCGAGGCTTCCTTGGGACAAGCGAGACCTACTTGGATTTGCGCGACAAAACTTCCCGTGAAATTCTAAGCGGTGCGATGGATGTTCTCAATGCTCTTAGCACTGACTCAGATCTAGGGGACTTCCAGCTTTATTCTGATGAATCCCCTGTATCAAAAGAAGCTCTCGATGCGATGGCGTTTTTGAATAAGCTGCGAGGACCGGATCAGAACTTGACCAAGCCACTGTTGCTGTTCAGAAACTACCTGCGGGTGATGTATAACTTCTCCAATGGGTCTATTGATGCACCACTTACCGATGCTGAAGAAGTCTTGATCTTAAGACCCGTCGAAGAGTTGTTTGAAATGGTTGGGATGCAATTGAATGAAGACAACTTCAACTCGATTGTGAAAGTCCTTTCCATGAAGGTTGGTAATGTTTTCGGAAAGCGGGTGCAGGATGGCTTTGCGAAGAACTTCGCACGAACTCAAGAGCAGCGTGATGCAGCCCAAGATCGGAACACTGGAGAAGCCAAGGAACTTGGTCTTGTCAGTGGCGACCCTGAGTCGGTTATCACTGCACTCAATCGGATCGTTGCCGACAACGACTACCCGCTCTACCTCCGCACCACAGCACGGGCGTTGCTTCGTTCGCCGGATCTTATCCGTAATACGAAGATCAACATCTTCAGCAACAACCTCGACTTCGCTGGTAAGTTTGGAACGGATGTCAACGGCAACTATGTTGTAAGCCTCAATCTCCGTGGGTCGAACGGCAAGTCCCTTGCCTCTGTCCTCACCCACGAATACCTCCACGCCCTTACGCACAATGCGCTTAACGATCCTCGCTATGCCAACAATGCGAAGGTCATCGAACTCAAGCGCACCTATGAGGAACTCAAGACCCTCATCGAAGAGAAGGGTCTGACCGACCCAGAGCTTCTCGCAGGGATGGAGCGTGTTGATGAGTTCGTCGCATACATGTTTACTTCGCAGTCCTTCCAGAACGCAATCAAGCGTGTTGGATTCCGCGAAAGCAAAGGATTCTTCAAACGCATCTTGGATACTATCTTGGATATCTTTGGAATCCGCGCAGCCCTCCGTCAGAGCGAGATCTACACGCAGATGGTCGATCTTGTCTACTACGCCCCGAACGCTGAACCCCGCACGATGGGTCGCTTTAACTCTGGGCTAGCACAGTCGGTCGCGGAAGCGGCAGCGGAGTATAAGGAGAAGATGTCAACGGTTGGGGACATGACCCGACCCGGAACCGTGATCCCTGCACCCAATGCCCAAGCAACGCCCGTGGTGGCAGGAGACCCGAACATGGTCCAAGACCCCCGTGATACCGAACGGCAGCGGGAGCTTGCCCGAACCATGGTCGCACGAATCCGGAGCCTTGGATCTGTCCCCGCCGAAGTCCCCGTGGTTGTTAACTACGGTCTGCCACAAGCAATGGGCATCGATGTGGAGACAGGCAACTTGATCATCAACCCAGACAAGATCGCCTCTGAATTCGTGAGCATCACACAAGATGATGCGGAGGTTGACGTAGCACTGGAGATCGCCATTGATGAGGAACTGACCCACGTTGCTGACGTTTCCACGATCCCACAAGGGGAGTTCAACCAATTCGCGAACACTATTGCCGACAGTGAGCTTGAGGAAACCGGAGTTAAATACTACAACGATCCCACATACACGTTGCCGGATCCTGCCGTTGATTCGGACAGATACTTGACGGAACGAAACCTCCTTGTCTCCGAACGTCTGCGCCAGAATGTGCAGGGCATCCTCCTTGGTCAGTCCACGGAAGACATGTTCTTGTTCCTTAGCCGGAACAAGGCTAACAAAGCGGTGTCCATGTTCGCAGAGGCATACTTCAAGCGTGTTGTTGCAGGATACACGATGAAGCGGAACCTGCGTAAGTTCAGCCCCCGCGAGCGTGCGCTCCTTACCAGACTCATCAACGAGCGTAGAAGGCTCGCCCTCAACTACCGTTCGCCCAACCCACACTTGACTGCGGGACTTACCGGAGAAGACTTGGTTAATCAGGTAGAGGCATTCATTGCCCAGCATAACAGCAAAATCGCACCCGCCCCGCCAGAGGAAGACAAACCCGCAGAGGATCCGACCAAGTTTGACCAGCAGAACAATCGGTTCACGGTGCAGGACGCGACCTTTGTTAGTCCGACCGACAACACCAAACTCTCTGGTGAGTTCCGTTCGTCTTTCAACCTGCCTCTTGTTACGGGCCAAGTGGAGGAGATTGGCAAGCTGCTCGAT